CATTGAACAAAGATGAGATTTATTTTGGTCATATGGCTGGAAAAGTTGTTGATGATTTTGAAAACATGACTTTTATGTATGTTTTAAATATTGATAGTAGATATTTCTTTTCTCGCAATGTAATCATAAAACCAGAAGATGTACATACATCTAACGATGCAAAGAGATATTTCTAAGTAAACCAATCTTTCTTTTGAAAATTTTTAATCATATCTAAGCCATTCGGCTATGGGAATCCCAGTAAATAAGAAGAATAAATATCAGAAAGGATGTAAAGTGTAGCTACTGTAAATCATATGAGCTTTCTGGTAACACAAAATGGAGAAAAAAGTATTAGCAGGTGCTAAATTAGCTGGTGGTAATCCAGAAAATGAAAGAGTAGAAAATGATTATTATGCAACCAATCCCGAAGCAGTAAAAATGCTACTTTCAAAATATGATTTTTTTGCACA